GCAAGCCCCTGCGGAAGCCGCTAACCAAAAGCGTAAAGGCCCCGAAGCGAGACGGGCTCTGGCAAGTGCTCGTGATCGCGGACACGCACTTCGCCAAGTACGCCTGGCGGGAAACCACTGGCGGCGATGACTATGACCTGACGATCGCCGAGCGGCTCGTGGGCGAAGCGACTGAAGAGCTCCTGGCGATGGGCGACACGTACAAGCCCGTGCGCCGCACCATTGCCCTGCTCGGGGATCTCTTCCACTACGACACGCCTGCGGGCACGACCACCAGCGGCACGCCGCTCGAGCGCGACGGCCGGCTACAGAAGATGATTCAAGTCGGATGCGATTCGCTGCTCGGTGCCATTGAGCGATCGGCAGCCACGGTGCCCACCGACGTGACGATCGTGAACGGCAACCACGACGAAACGCTGACCTGGGCGTTTCAGCGGATCATGCAGGAGCGTTTTAGGAACGACCGCCGCGTGCGGATCGACGGGCGGTACACGGGCAGGCAGTACGTGACGCACGGCCGCAACCTTCTCGGCTTCGTGCATGGGCACAGGGCAAAGCGGAAGCTGCCGCAGATCATGGCCCTGGAGGCTGCCGCCGATTGGAGCCAGTGCCCGTATCGGGAGTGGCACACGGGGCACTTCCACTCTCAGGCAGCCGAGTGGCAACGCCCGATCGAAACGCTCGACGGCGTGATCGTGCGGACGGCCCCGGCACTCTGCCCGCCGGATGACTGGCACAGCGTGAACGGATTCATCGGCAGTAGACAGGCATGCGAAACATTCATCTACAGCCCAGAGGGAGGGCTGACGGCCATGCACGTTTCAAGACTTCAGAAAGGGACTACATGACAGCGGCGTATTGTGAAGGGCGATGCCTCGGCGACTCGCTCCTGGCGGAAGACGTTCACCCGACGAGCCAGGCGTTCTTCGATTTGCTCGACAGGATGAAGGCTCTTCATTCCAGCAAGAGCCGGGATTACGGGAGCGAACACGACCCGCTGGCGAACATCAGAAACGGTGCCCTGTTCGTGGGCATTGAGCCTTGGAAGGGTGCAATGGTCAGGCTCTCGGACAAGGTGACGCGGCTGGCCACGTTCAATCGCACGGGCCGCCTCGAGCACGAAGGCGTCGAAGACAATCTTATGGACCTGGCGTCGTACGCTCTCTTAGCCCTGCTGCTCTATCGGGAGGAGCACCTTGGAAAAGCTGAGTGACGCCTACCTGCAGCAATGCGAATGGGACGCACGCAAGTTCTCTGGCTGCTGGGACCAGGGCACGAGCGGCACGCTTGCGGCCCACGTCATGCGTCTGCTCGCCGAGCTCAGCCGCACGAAGGGCGACCTGGCCGTGGAGCGGGCGCGGCGTGTGGACTCATGAGCCGGGCGGCGGGTAGAGGCGGCGCAGGGTCTCCCTTTCCCCCGCGTCGCCTCCCCGCTTGCTCGGGCTCAGTCGCCTTTGTTCCAGCCGTTCCAGAATGCACTCTTCCACTGCGTCTTAAATCCCAGCCCTCCGTTGTCTCCAAGTTCGTTGGCTGCCCGTCGAGCAAGTGCATCCACCTCATCCGAGCTTGGCTTCACGGCTCCAAGCTTGGCCATGGTGTAGCCCTTAGTGAAGGCGTGCCGAACTATTTTCTGGCCGCTTTCATCAGGGCTTTTCTTGGCCAGCTTTTGATCGGCCCTTGCTGCCTTTGCCCGCTCGCGCGCCGCCTTCATGCCTTCTGGGTCGAGCACGGTTAGGGCAACTGTCAGCACGCACAGCAGCGCAAACCCTATGCCCGCCGCAGCTGCACAACGAATCAAGATTCTCTTCATCGCTTGTCCTCCGTTTGGGGTATGACACGCTACGCCAGGGGGCTGGCCAGAAAAACTGCACAGGCGTTCAAGTAGATGGGTTGTTCCATCAGCCAAGGTCGAGAGGTGGCAGGAAGTCCAAGGCCGACGCCTCGCCCACGATCTTTGGATCAAGGTAGTGATCCCGCGTGGTCTTTGAGTCTTTGTGCGTCAGGAACTCCGTGGCATCCCCTCCGGCTGCCTTCAGGTAGGAGCCGGCCGCCTTGCGGATTGCATGGAATCCCCTCGGCTTTACGCCCGCCGACCGGCAGATGTACCGAATACGCTGGTAGATGGAGTTCGCGGCCCTGTGGTCTGTCCAGGGCCACACAAGATCGTCAGAGGCTCGCCGCCCGGCCTGGAGCATCGACGCCAGCTGCGGCGTGATCGCCCGTGTAATCGTTCGCCCGAGCCCCTTGCGGTGCTCCGAGAGAAACGTGATCGTGTGGCGGGCGGTGTCCACCTGCTCCCACCTTGTCTCGAGGTGCGACCCGATCCGCTCGCCCGTGTACCAGTTCGACATCAGCAGCGTGGTCCAGAACCACGGAGCCGGGCACGGGCCGATGAGCCCTGACCGCCGCCTGGCCTGCTGCACCATGCGGCTGATCTCTTCCACCGTGTAGGCAGACGGCGAGCGGTGGGGCACCCTGACGATGCCACGCGGCAGGTCTGGGAACACCTCCACGAGCCGCTTGCGAGCGGCAGCATTCCACAGGCTGACCAGGTGGGCCTTGTCCTTGGCCACGCTGGCAGCGGCACAGATCCGCCCACGGTGCGGCGTGACGGCCCGCCACCGCAGGAACTTGCCGATGGTCAAATCGTCAAAATCCGCGAGTTCCGGCTCGCGCCCGAGAAAGTCCCGCAGCCGGTCGATAGAGTGTCCGAAGATCTCGACGGTGCGAGGCTTCAGGTTGTGGAGCACGGCGTAGCGGTCGTTCAGAAAGTCCCTCAACAGCATTTCAAATCCTCCCTTTTGAATGCGGAGTGTAGCATGGTGTACAAACGTACAACCACCATGCCCTCCGCTGGTTGGTCTGTTCACTATGCTACGGGAGGCAGGCGCCAGCCGGCAAATCTGCGCAGGCTTGGTGAAATACAGCGGCCTGCGGCTGCCGTAGATTGACTACCTACCGACTATCGGTAGTATGGGATGGATGGTCGCAATGCCCTGCAACATCGACGGCGTGGAATACCTCACGATCTCTGAGGCCGTGGACTACATGGGCTGCACCGATGGGTGGGTGCGGATGCTCTGCCGCGAGGGCAAGCTCGAAAGCCGCCTGCTCGGGCAGCGGATGCGGCTCGTCAGGAAGAGCTCTGCAACGCACGTCCGCGACGCCCTGACCACCAGGGCCAACGCCAAGCGGCACCTGGCCAAGCGTCCTGCCGCCAAGCGCAAGAAGGCGAAGCGGAAGAAGTAGCGTTTTCCCCGGCTGACACGCAGCCAAAAAAATCTTTCTAACCCTCTTGACGCCCAACTACCGATAGCCTACAGTACGCAAGTGGTGGGGCCACCCGGCCTGCCGACAGCTGCAAAACGGGTGGCACTTCTTTCACCGTCACGGAGGACACAATGCCACGCACCTGGAACGCCGCGATCCACTCGCTGCTCTGCATCCGCCTCGGCCAAGAGCTGGGCACTTCGAGCGAGCTGGCGCAGACCATCGCTCACAGCATCGACTTTGCCGTGGGCACACTCGCCAGAATTTTGGGTTGACGAACTACCGCTAGTCGGTAGCCTACCTACCGCTAGCCATCACGCAAAAGCCCTGCACCGCACAAACAAAAAATTCATGATTCGGTTGATTGACTCCCAAGTGAACATGCGTATATTCCCCAACCCAAAGGAGAAGACCCCCATGCAAAGCCCTCACGAAAACGAGTACGCCGCCGCAGTCGCCGGCATGAACGAAATCTACGGCACGGCAAAGAGCCTGCCCGCCATTGGCGACTTCGTCTCGGGCTGCACCTGCGGCAAGCGGTGGTCTGGCCACGTGATGACCGCCGAGCCCGGCCGCCTGGCCATCGAGGTCAGCGGCGCGTGGATCGTGGTGAACCCGGAGGACATCACGCACTGAGACACAGGAGCCCGGCGGAGCCGGGATTGCCCAGGAAGGGATCGCCCCGGCAAGGCAGGACGCGGAGCCGGGATTTCACATCGCAGAAAGGGACGCGAAAGATGACCACGCAGATTGCAAACACGCAGGACCGCAAGAGCATCCTGCTTTCGATGGCCACGAGATTCGGCATGGAGCCCGCTGCCTTCGAGCAGACGGTGCGGGCCACCTGCGGCTGCGACAAGGCGACGAAGGAGCAATTCGCTGCCTTCCTGCTCGTCGCCAACGAGTACGGCCTGAACCCCGTCACGAAGGAAATCTACGCCTTCCCGACTCGGGGCGGCGGCATCCAGCCCATCGTCGGCATCGACGGGTGGATGACAATGGCCAACAACCACCCGGCCTACGACGGCATCACGTTCGTGGATCGGCTGGGCGATGACGGGCAGCTGCTCGCCATCACGGCCCAGGTGCATCGCAAGGACCGCAGCCATCCCGTCGAAGTCACGGAGTACCTGGCCGAGTGCAAGCAGGGCACGGACCCGTGGAAAAAGTGGCCCGCTCGCATGCTTCGGCACAAGGCCGCCATTCAGGCGATCCGCTACGCCTTCGGCTTCAGCGGCATCGTGGACCCCGACGAGGCCGACCGCATGCGGCCCAGCGTGAACGTGGCCGTGAACGTGCAGCAGGCCCGCCAGCAGGTTGCACGGATCACCCACGTGGACGCCGTGGACTCGGACGTGGAGCACTTCGACGCAGCTGAGATTGAAGCGGAGGCCCGAGCATGAGCCCCGACATCGAGCCCGATGAGGACCGCATGCAGACACAGCGGCGCGAGTGGAAGCGCCTCGATGACCTGGCCGCTGAGATCGCATCAGAGCGGGCGAACATGGAAACGGACCTTGGGAAGGTGCTCGAGCCGAAGACGCCGCCCAGGCCCGAGCTGGTGATCAAGCCTGGCTATCAGCACGCTCGTCGTGCCTACGAGCTCGGCATGGATGACGAGTACAGCAACGCAATGAAAGCCCGCTACGGCGGGGAATGGTAGCGAACACCACCCGGCACAGCCCTTGCCGAAGCGCTGCCCAAGGCGCATGGGCCAACACACCACCAAAGGGAAGGAGCCTTTTATGCGTGAGAAACACGCTTTTGTTTATTCGACAAGAAACGAGCTGCTGATTGCGTTTGGGTATCGCACCTACAAGCAGTACCTGAAATCAGACGAATGGAAGGCTATTCGCCAAAGAGTATTCCAGCAGTACTCGGAGTGCATCTGTTGCGACCGTGCTGCTGAGGTTGTGCATCACGTCAAGTACGACTCAGCAACTCTTCTCGGCTTGCACACGCTGAACCTTGCGCCGCTGTGCCGTTCTTGCCATGAGCGGATGGAGATTGACGAGTCCGGTGAAAAGGGTTCCTTGGCTCGCGCTAACACGCTCATGCTTGATATGGCACGCAAGAAAAACCCAAAGCAAGAGTGGCTTCTTCGGTTTTACCGTGATCGAAAGCCTTGGAAATCAAAGCGGCAAGTTGACAACTCAGCCCGCAAAGCGGCCTGGCACAGGCGAACGGAAGAGAAGCAAGAAGTTCCACGCGATTACGCAGGCGTTTTCTGGATTAGGGCACGGAGGCGCTAGTAATGAGCAACGACCACTACATGCCAGCGCTCGACACGCTGCCGCTGTTTCGACGCACCGACCCGGTGACGAGCAAGGCCGCAGCCGCTGACGCGAAGACGTTTAGGGGCGAGCACCACGCGGCGATCCTCGAGGCGCTGAGCCAAGGCCCGGCCGGGGCCAGTGGCATCGCGGCACGGTGCGGCCTGCTCGCCCACCAGGTCAACAAGCGGATACACGAGCTCGCCAAGTGCGGGCGGATTGTGGCCACGGGCGAGATCGTCGCCAGCGCGAGCGGGCGCGGGGAACGGGAATGGAGGGTGGCGTAAGCGGTGACAAGGATTGCCAGTCTGACTCAACGCGAGTCAGTGGCACGGTTGGTGAGTTTTTTTGTGAAAGGTTTGCACATGCGTTTGCATAAGCCTGACGTGAGGATGGTGGCAGTAGGAGACTTGATAGTTGATGAGGAGTATCAGCGCGAGGCTATCGCGGCCCATGTGGCCGGGATCGCTAAGAACTTCGATGAGGAGGCATTCGGTGTCATCGTCGCTGGCGAGCGGGATGATGGCAGCCTTCACCCGGTCGATGGCTTCCAGCGGCTGAATGCCGCGATGGAACGCGGCGTGGCTCATGTGCCGTGCCAGATCATCAAGAGTCGCGGCGCGGAGCATGAGGCCGAGTTGTTCGGCAAGCTCAACAAGCGTCGCGGATTGAGCACGCACCAGCTGTTTAAGGCTGACGTGTGCGCTGGAAAGCCGGATGCGGTCGCTGTCTACGAAGCGATCACTGAGGCTGGGCTGAATGTTCGCGGGATGAAGCCCAACGGCAGACGGCAGAGCATCGGCGGCGTCAAGCAGTGTCAGACCGCGTACCGCCGAATGGGTGGTGGCGAGACTGGCGCGGCTCACGTCACTGAAGTGCTGACGATGTTGCGTCGGACGTGGGGGCAAGAGCATCACGAGACTGCCTATCACTGCGCCGTGATCGGTGGGCTTGCGTTTTTCTTGCGTCGATTCGGGGACAACGTGGACCGAAAGCGGCTTCAAGGGCTGATGGAGCGGCAGTCGCCTAACTCGCTGATCGGAAATGGCGACACGTTCAAGATGATGAGTGGCACGACGCGTGATGAAGGCGTCGCTCGCGCTTTTCACAAGGTCTACAACGTCCGGCTCGGCTCAAAAGCCCTCGACTGGGACGAGAGTCGCGTCGACATCGCAGTGGAGGCTGTCGCCTGACATGAGCAGCCACATGAAGTACGCCAGCGTTTGCGACGGCATCGGTGCGGCTCATGTGGCTTGGCAGCCACTCGGCTGGGAATGTGCTTGGACTTCAGAGATTGAGCCATTCCCGGCCGCAGTGGTTGACCACCATTGGAAACTGAAGAACGTCGGCGACATGACAAAACTCGCGCAGGAAACACTCAATGAGCACGGCCCAATTGACCTTCTGGTCGGAGGAACTCCATGCCAATCCTTTTCTGTCGCAGGACTGCGTGGCGGATTGGCTGACCCACGTGGCAACTTGGCCCTGCGATTCGTACAGCTTGTTGACGTCCTTCGTCCCAATTGGGTTGTCTGGGAGAACGTCCCTGGAGTCTTGTCGTCTAGGGGCGGAAGGGACTTTGGCACCTTCCTCGGGGCGTTGGCAGAACTCGGGTATGGGTTCGCCTACCGAGTTCTGGACGCTCAATGGTTTGGAGTCGCCCAGCGACGTCGCCGTGTGTTCGTTGTCGCACACGCTCGAGATTGGCGATGTGCAGCAGCGGTACTTTTTGAGCGCGAAAGCTTGCGCGGGAATCCTCCGACGCGCGGAGCGAAGGGGCAAGGAATTACCTCCAGCCCTGAAGGCATCGCTGGAAATGTCAGCAGCAAATGGGCCAAGGGAACCGGAGGCCCAGCCGGGGACGAGTGTTACAACCTTGTCGCAGAGCCGCACGCTATCTACAGCAACGAGTCGCGATGCGACAACATCCCGCCTGCGGGCCTCTCGCCCCCGTTAAAGATTGGCAGCAATAGCGGAGGGAACCCGCCAGCCGTGGCGTTTGACATTCTTGGCACGCCAGCCACCAAGGCAGCAAAGACAACCGACGTTCATGTGCCGCTTCGAGCACGGCAGCCGGGGCAGAGTGAGGCCAGCACGACGACTGTGGTGGCCCAAGGTTTCACCTACAGCGGCTACAGCAACCAGCCAGCTTGGATGACCGGAGACCGCACTGATTGCCTGCCTGCGAGCGGGCACAGCGATGGGAGCCATCAAGGCGTAGGTGTTGTGTGCGGCGACGGCGAAACAATCGGAACACTTCGCAGCAACCACCGCAACAACAGCGACCCGAAGACAGAGGCCGCAATGCACATCATGCACGGCATGGCAGTGCGCAGGCTGACACCGAAAGAGTGCGAGCGGCTGCAAGGCTTTCCAGACGGGTACACGGACGTCACGTACCGAGGAAAGCCTGCCTCTGACGGCCCGCGCTACAGGGCGCTGGGCAACAGCATGGCGGTGCCGGTCATGGCATGGATTGGAAAGCGTATTGCAGAAGTGGAGGCCACGCATGGCCGGTGACTGGATCAAGATGCGAGCGGCCCTGACTACCTGCCCAAAGGTGGCGGCGATGGCCCGAGCGATCGGCCTGGCCGACGAGTTCAGCGGGCTGTCCCGCCACTCGATGCGGCTGCTGGTGGTTGGTGGCCTGCACGCCGTGTGGGCCGCCGTCAACGAGCACACCGCAGACGGGGTGATGGCCAACGCCTACCCAGAGGATTTGGACGACATCGCCGGCATCGAAGGGTTTGGGTCCGCCATGCGGTCAGCGGGCTGGCTCGAGGCGGACGAGGCAGCCCAGACCCTGACTTTCCCCAACTTTGGCCAGTGGAACACGCCAGCCAAGGACACCACCGCCGCCGAAAGAATGCGAAAACACCGGGCGAAACAGGATGTTGCGCGTAACACCGTAACTGTTACGGAGCCGTTACGCGTAACTGTTGCGCTAGATAAGACAAGACAAGATAAGAGAGAAGACATACCGGCTGCGCCGGTAGCTACGAGCGATCCGCCGAAGCGGCGGACACGCTCGCAGCCAGCCGACTCCGTGTCGTGGTCTGCTGACGCAGGGTGGCAGGGGATCACCGACGCCGACCGGCAGGAATGGCGTCAGGCTTACCCAGCGTGCGATCTGGAGCCCGAACTGGCCAGGGCGACCGCTTGGCTTAAGGCCAACCCGACGAAGGCCCACAAGAGCAACTGGCGGCGGTTCATCGTCTCTTGGCTGACTCGCTCGCAGGACCGAGGCGGCACGAACCGCACGCCGGGGGCCAGGACCGAGGCGAAGCCGCAGCCGCAGGTGTGGCGCGACCAGTACCGCCCCGCCCAGTACCGCACCCCGAAGGAATCTGCCGCGCTTGCGGCCGGGTTGAAACTCACGGAGGAGAGCACATGACCACGACCACCCCGATACGCCCGCTGACCGATCGCCAGCGCGAGATCTACCGCTGGATCGTGAACTACATCGCCGGCCACGGGTTCAGCCCCACGATCCGCGAGCTGTGCTTGGCGTTCGGCTTCGCCTCAACCGAAGGTGCCATGTGCCATCTTCGCCCGCTTCGCAGCAAGGGCTACGTGGTGTGGAACGAGCGTCAGTCTCGCACGCTTCGCCCGCTTCAAGAGGTGGACGCATGAGCGAGAACCCGTACGAGCTGCCGCCCCCGTCGATCGTGGCTGACCTCTGTGCCCAGCGTGCGTGGGCGGATGACGTGGACGATGACACGCGGCTGCGTCTGGAGTTTGCGGCCGACACGATTCGGCACCTGATGCAGCGGCTGGTCCGCCAGGCGTTGCACCTCGAGCGAGCGGAGGCGACGCGATGACCGTGCGCGACTTCGTGATGCTCTCACTTGGCGAACTGATCCTGATGCTGACGTTCGGCATTGGGATTTTGGTGGGTTGTTCTTTGAAACGAAGGGAATCTGACAATGGCAACCGCGACGAAGAAACGAACCGGGATTGAACTGGCGGCGTCTGACCTGAAGGCGGCGCTGGCCGCAGTCTCGCCGGCCGTGCCGACGCGCAGCCCGAAGCCGATCTACCAAGCCGTGCGTCTGGGCGACGGTCTGCTGACGGGATCGGATGGCGAAGTCCGCATCGACTTGTCGCTCGACTACCACGGGGATGCGATCCTGCTGCCGCATGGCAGGCTCTCGCAGATCCTCGGGGCCGCTACGGGCGAGACGGTGACGCTGGAGCCTGGGGATACGTCCTGCGTGGTGCGGGCGGGCTCGGGCACGTGGACGCTGCCCACGGAGAACGCGAGCGAGTACCCGCTGTGGGAGCCGACCGACGCGAAGCCGGTCACGCGGCTGCCTGCCGATCAGTTCTGCCGTGCCGTGCGTGGCGTCAACTTTGCCACTGACGATGACTCCAGCCGGTTCGCCTTGGGTGCCGTGCTCATCGAGGTGAAGGGCGAGTTGGTCAGCTTCGTGGCAACGGACGGCCGGCGGCTGTCGCTCGTGGAGTGCGAGCACGACCTGGCGGTGGATGACTCGCAGACGCTCGTGCCGAGCAGGGTGATGGCGATCCTGTCGCGGCTGGCCCTGGCCGACTCCGATGGTTCGATCCAGCTTGAGTCGACGGCCCGCGAGATCGTGGCCACAATCGGCACGGCGACCGTGACGGCCCGGCTGATCGAAGGGCGATTCCCCAAGTGGCGCGACGTGGTGCCGGATCTCGACTGCGAGCCCACCACCGTGCTCGCCGAGCAGCTGCTGGCGGCGGTGAAGGCGGCGGCGATCGTCACCACGGAGGCCAGCAGAGGCATCGACTTCGCCTTCTCCGACAAGGGGCTGTGGCTCCACGGTAAGTCGAGCGAGGCCGGCGAGTCGAGCGTGACGTGCGACCTCGTGGAGGCTGGCACGGAATGCGTGGTGAAGCTGGATCCGCGCTACGTGCGGCAGTGGCTGGAGGGTCTGCCGGCTGACGGCGAGCCCACGGTGAGCGTGCAGGCCCGAGACGCACAGAGTGCGGTGATCCTGCGGACGGATTGCCACACGGGCGTCGTTATGCCGATGGCGGGGGAGTGAAGCAATGCCCGTAGTGCGAAACGTAGACGTGCAGACGTTGCACCGACTGTGGAACGACCACACGCTGACTCGCGTGCAAGTTTCAGCCATGCTCGGGATCAGCCACACGCACCTGACGCGGCTCGTGACACGGCACAAGTTGCCGCCACGGCGGCGTGACTACAGACGCGATGTGGCGGACCCGACTCCCGACGAGATTGCACAGCGTGCGGCAGAGTGCCGGGAGAAGCACTTCGCACAGAGGCGGGCCGAGCCGGATGAGGTTACGAGAACGAAAGTGTGGAAGTGGCAGAATGGCATCTGCCTTCCCGGCGGAGGCCGTCACGCTTGACGTGACCGCCATGCTGCGTGCATGGCACCGTGGCTCATAGCACTGACGGGCGGCATCTATCTCGTGGTGGCGGCAGACCTAGTCCTGCATGGCAAAGCGGGGCTGGGTCTGGCGTACCTCGGGTATGCGTTCGCCAACGTCGGCCTGTACCTGGCGGCGAGGGCATCGTGAACGCCATCACGTTCAGCGTGCCGGGCGATCCGGTGCCGCAGCCACGGGCTCGCATCACCGTCAGAGGCAAGCACGGGCACGCCTACACGCCATCGGCCCACCCGATCCACGCCTATCGTGCAGCGATTGCAGCCGCAGCGATCGAAGCCGGGGCAACGCCGACCGACTCCGCACCAATCACGCTGATCGTTGATCTCGTGTGGACCCGGCCGAAGAGCCACTTCCGCAAGAGCGGGCTGCGAGACGATGCCCCGAAGCTGCCACGGCCCGACTGCTCGAACGTGCTGAAGGGGCTAGAGGACGCTTTGAACGGCGTGGCCTGGGTGGACGATTCGCAGATCGGGCGGGTGATTGTCGAGAAAACGTACGGCACGGAGGCACGGACCACCGTGCGGATCACATGAGCGTGGCCCTGCTGACCAGCGTGTCGGCCAACATCGTCGAGATGGCGGCGCTTACCGTTGCCAATAAGTTCGAGTATTGCCTGCGTCATGGATATTCGCTGATCGCGGACAACATGCCGTATGAGTTGGCAGTACGCAGCACCAACACGATCTGCGATTACCTAGACCGCTTTGATCTCGTGTGGTGCCTAGACAGCGATGCCGTCATCACGGACATGAGCAAGCCTGTGCACGAGCTGGCGTGCCTCGGGCCACACATGACCGTGTGCGAAGAAGGCATCGTCGATTGGAACAGGCTGAACTGCGGCAGCACGATCTGGCGCAACACGCCCGAGAGCCGGCAGCTGCTCGTGGCGATCTCGGCAGCGGTAAGTCAGTGGGAAAACATGCCTTGCCAGTGGCAGACGTGGCTGGAGTTTGTTGCCGACAAGCACCCAGAGCTCGTGACGGTTGCCCCGCTTCGGGCGTTCAACTCTTGCGTATGGAATCGGCCGGCGAACTCACGCGACGAGATCGGCGGGCACTGGCAGCCGGGCGACTTCGTGTACCACCCGTGCGGCGTGTACCCGCAGGCCGAGCGAACGAAATGGATTCGGGAGGCGCTATGCAAAGTCATCCGGTAACAGTGCCCGAGCACCTCGTGTATCCGCTCGAGCCCTTCGCGGCCGACTTCCAGCGGCACGTCGAGATCGGCGAGAGCGAGCTGGCAGACGCCAGCGTGGTCTTCGTGGGGCTCGCCCGCAACTGCGACCGCTGGCTGGCCGCCAACCTCGGGCGGCTGCAGATGCTCACTCAGTCATGCCGAGAGTGGCGGCTGCATATCGAAACAAACGACAACACAGATGCCACCGACCAGGTGCTCATGGACTTCTGCCGTGAGTTCCCACAGGCGACGTTCCACAGCCAGCGGCTGGGCCGCAAGCAGTACACCACGGAGTTCGCAGGCCGCCGCACGGAGGCGCTGGCTGAGTACCGCACGGCGTGCCAAACGTGGGTGCGGGAGAACGCCAGGCATGCCGACTACGTCGTGGTGATCGACTGGGACGCATGGGGCGGGTGGTCGCACGCTGGATTCATGCACGGCCTGGGCCGCCTGCTGATGACGCCAGACGCCGCAGGCATGGCCAGCGTGTCGATCATGGAGCATCCAGTACATCAAACTAACGAGGCGGGCGAGACGCGGCCAGCCAAGGCGTGGCTGCACTACGACGCGTGGTGTCTGAGATTGAATTCAGCGTGGGACGATTACACCGCTGGCCTTGGTGGCTGGAAGCACCAGTGGATACCGCCCGTGGGCAGTGCGCCCGTGCATGTCGTGTCGGCCTTCGGCGGCATGGCGATCTACGACACGTACGCCTACCTGAAGGGCACGTACGACGGTGCCGACTGCGAGCACGTGGGCTTTCATCGGACGATGGCAGAGCGGACGGGGCTGCGTCTGTATCTCGACCCTGCGATGCGAACGGTGATGCACTGGCTGGAGCAAAGCGATGGCGGGCGTAACGGCCACGATTAGCGTGACGGCGTTTCGCGCCGACTGGGAAACGCACATGCCCATGCGGGCACTTTGCGAGCGCTACACGATTACCCGCGACCAAGTCATACGGCTCCGCGATGTGTGGCATCTGCCGTTACGCAATGACCGCCGGCTGCGGTTCAAGCCACGCCGCTGCGACATGCGCGACCCGACGCCGCGCGAGATCATTCAGGCGTGCAAAGAGATTCAAGCCAAGTGGGACGCTCGCACCCGTGAGGAGCGGGCTGTGATTAAGACGCAGCACGTCAGCCTGCGGCGGATAGAGATGACCGACGAGGCCCGCGAAGCGTTCGGCCAGTTCGAGGACGAGTGATGCAGCATCAAGACCACGTAGAGCGGCGGATCGTCGTGGAGTACGGCCGGCGGTATGTCTACCTGACCATGCAGGACGCAGACGGCAAGCTGGTGCCGGGCTTTGAGGAAGTGTTCACGCAGCCCTTCCTGCTCGACCGGAAAGACGCTCACGAAGAGGCTGGTGATTGCTGGCAGGACGTGTACCAGTTCGTGTCAGACACGTGCGTGTGGCCTCTGCCAGAGGCCGAGGACGGCCCGGCACAATCGGGGGAGGAGGACGCCACATGAGCATGCCGAACTACCAGGGAACCGCCGACGAGTACGCCAAGTTCGGGCCGATGCTGAACGTGTGGCAGCAGCTCCAACTGCTGAGCCAGTGGAGCCCGTTGATCGGGTTTGGCCAACGCTTCGTCAATGAGATCGACCCGTACCGTAAAAGCCTCGTGGTGAGTGATCTAGCAGAATGGCTCGCAAGCAAAACAAACGCACAGACCGACGATCGGCTCGTACAACTGCTGGCCGAAGTGCTGAAGACGCCGCAGGGCGAAAACCTCGTTCGGTTCCTGCTGCTGCAAGCCGAGGCCGCGAAGTGAATGACTCGCTCCTACGCGCCTGCTGTGTCGTTGCCGCAGCTGCTCTCGCAGCTTCGCCGTACTGGGCGGAGATCCGAGCTGCGGCCGAGCGTGCCGCCAAGACCGTGCGAGCCAGCGGCGGCGGGCTGATGCGTTGGGGCGCTGTTGCCTTGCTGCTCGCTGTAGCGTCTGGCGTGCAGCTGCCGAAGCTGCCGCAGCTGCCGAGCATGCCTGTGCCGACGATCACCGTGGAGACGCCGAGCGTGGAGATGCAGACGAGGGTGGCGGGCGTTGCTCGAGCACTGGCCGGGGCGAATCCCGCCGAGCGTGCCATCTGGGCATCAGTGTGGGAAAAGGCCGCCGTGGTGGTGGCAGCCCCGGAGGGTAAAGAGGCCGTCTTCACCGACAGCCGCTCGCTGCGTGGCTTCACCGTATTGAGCCTCGACATCGCCTGGCGGCGCATGGCTGGCGTTCAGCCGGGCACCATGCCGGGGCTGCGTGAAGCCGTCGAGGCCGTCATGAGCGAAGCCGTGGGGCTCGACGTGAAGCCTGTGGATGCCGAGATGAAGCGGCGGTATGCCGAGGCGTGCCGTGCGATCGCGTGGGCTGGCTACGGGAGGGGCTGACCATGGCCGACTTCCTGCCACTCATGGGGTACGCGCCCGATCGCAAGGGCACAGATGACTTCCTGGCCACGCTCGCTCGCCCGACGCTCGCCCAGGCCGGGCCGGATCTCGTGCTGGACGAATCAAAAGACGTGTTCCTCGGGCAGTATCTGCTCGCCTGCGATCCTGGCTGGAAGCGTGGAGCCCAGAAGATTGGCAGCTGTGTCGGCTGGGGCTGGGCCTTGTCATGCGACATCCTCGCCGCGTGCGACATCCTGTTACGCCGTGAAACGGAGAGTTACGGCGGCCGGGTGCTCGAGGCCAGCATCTACGCCTTCTCTCGCGTCGAAGTGCGTGGCGGCCGAAACCTCGGGGGCGACGGCTCCTATGGCGGTGCTGCTGCCAAGGCCGTCACGAAGTACGGCACGCTGCACTACGGGCAGAACTATGACGGCGTGACGTTCACCGACAACAGTGGCAGCCGAGAGAAGGAATGGGGCCGCGACGGTGTGCCCGATCGGTTTGAGCCGTTCGCTGCGAAGCGAACCGTGTCGAGCGTGGCCTTGGTGAAAACGTTTGAGGATGCCGCCAAGAGCATTCAGAACGGCTACCCGGTGGCCGTGTGCTCCATGCGCGGGTTCTCCATGACGCTGCGTGATGGCTACCTGACGCCGATGGGCCAGTGGGCACATTGCATGATGTTTGCCGGCGTCCGGTGGAAGCCACGCCCGGCCCTGCTCTGTGTGAACAGCTGGGGCGACTGCTACTCGGGCAGCGTTGACCCGAACCTGCCGCCGCAGTTCCAGAAGTCGGCCGGCTGGGTGGATGCTGCTACCTGCACGTCGATGCTCTCAGGGGAAGACTCTTTCGCCCTGAGCGGCTACGCAGGCTTCCCGCCCCGCATGCTGCCCGATTGGACGGGAGGCGTGCTGTGAGGTTGTCCCGCATTCTGCTCCTGGCCTTCGTCGCCGGCTGCGTCAACGCAACCGCCGTTGATCGCCCCGACATCGTTGCGGACCTGGCGTGCGAGACAGCCCGCATGGCCGTGCAGCTCGGGCAGCAGATGACGCCGGCCCCGGCCTCGGACAAGTGCGACAACTGCGACGGCACCGGCAAGATCGGCGACGGCCGGATCGTGATGACGTGCCCCGTGTGCAAGGGCACAGGCAAGAAGGCCAAGTCTGTGCTGGTCACAGGCACCTGCACTACGGGAGCCTGCAAGCCATGAGCCTTGAGGACCTGGATGCCTACGTGTGGTCGCAGCTCTCCCCTCGCCGCTACGCCGCAGGCCGCCCGCTCGTGGCCCGGCTCACCAAGCGAGTGGTCCGCAAGTTCCCGCACCTGGTCATGAGCCAGACCCGGCCCGAGTCCTACGACATGGTGATGCACGAGATTGCCCGCAGTATCGAGCGAAGCGAACGGCAGAACTACGGCATGGGCATCATCCTCACGCTCGTGCTGTCGGCCCTGCTCTCCGAGATCGTCAAGGCCGTGCTCCGGTGGTGGCTGCAATCTGCCAGCCATCGGGCCGTGATGTTAGGGTGGCAAACGGAGATGCGACGATGACCGACGAAGTAAAAGGCACCCTGTTCGGGATTTTGGAGCGGTACGGGTTTGCGACCCTCGTTGCGTGCGCTCTGTTGTTCGTCGGCCGCCAAGACATCATCCTGCCAATGGTTGAGGCTCACCGGGACTTCCTGCGTGAAGTTGCTGAGACACAGAAAGAGATCGGCCAAGCCATCGCCGAGCAGACCCGCTTGCTCTATGCCTTACAACCGAAGTCAGCAGCCGCCCGCATGCCCGACACCGACGCGGCGAACTGACCGCACTACATCACCACAAGAGCGCACTTCCATGCCCATGTCGCCACGTTTGTTGAGGCCGCGAGCCGCTGGCGGTTTCAGCCCGAAGACGATAGCGGGCCTTCTTGGCTGGTGGGACTTCTCCGACACGGCGATGATGGGTCCGACATCCAGCGGCGTCGGCTCTGTCAGCAATAACGGCCCAGTGAAATACGTTGCCGACAAGAGCGGCAACGGCATCCACATGACGCAATCCGGTGCCGACAGCGCCGCCCCGACGCTTATCTCGTCAGGGCAGAACGGACGGGCGGTGCTGGGGTTTGATGGCGGTGATTCGCTGAACGCAAACTACACGATCACCCTGACGGGCGAAACTGTCTTTCAGGTGATTCGTATGGCGAGCGGCGCGACATCGTTTGCCAGAAGTTTTTCGCAGTCAGATTCCGGCGAAGACTTTTCAACTTCAGGGCATTACATACCGATTCTGAGGAACGTCACCCAGGCCGCAATCGCGTCTTTTGCTGGAGGCGCAAATGTCGGCGCACAGCTTGTAACAACAGGGAATATGGTTATCGCCAGTTCTCAGCACACCGGCAGCGTCATTTCAAACCGGATCAACGGAGGAACGGCCGCCACTTTTTCTAACGCGCTCAACAAGACGTTCACGCGGTTCGCCATTGGCAATGGCATTGGAGCAACGGCAAGTACGGCGTTCTGGCAGGATCGCATCTGCGAAACGGTTGTTTACAGCCGATCGCTTACTGATGCCGAGCGAGTGTCTGTGACTCGCTGGCTTGGCACAAAATGGGGAATCACGGTCGCCTAATGTGGAACTACCGCGTCGTTATCATCGTGCCCGCAGCATCCAAACCAGCCGCCGAGCAGGCTGCGCGTGCGATCAACAGCACTGGCCCCGATTACCAAGGCGAGGCGTTTACGGTTGCCCTGTCCGCTGACGGCTCGCAGCCCGCCACGCATCACGCTCTCTACACCAGCGCCACCGACCAGATGGTGACGGCAATGGCTACTGCCCTGCCAAGCCTCTCTGGCGTGCAGTTCTGGCGGCACGGCGTCGGCGGTGATCTCCAGGCGTCGAACGTCACAGAGCCGACGGGGCAGGCGTGGGGCTGGGCGGAGTCGCTTGCGGCCGCAGGGCTGGCGGTTGTGTCGCCCGCGATGTAATGACGCTCTTCACCTTAGAGACGGCTATACCGGATACGGTATGACGCTCTTGCACCAGTGTCGCGTCGGCACGGTATTTCCGGCGGACTGGCTGGCAGCCACTAATCGAAAAATAGGATGCCGTTACGAAACCGCTGCCCAAAGCAAAACGGGCATAGGTTTCTGTCGGAATGGCATTGCGCGGCGTGACCGCTGCGATAGAATGTTCTTCGATTCGCAGGCTAGGAATACACCGCCGGTATATCCGTGCAAGCAATTCTGAAGTTCAACCTGAGCGACCCCGACGATGAGCGAGCCCACCGCTACGCCCTCGCGGGGCGGGACGCGCTCATCGCCCTAGAGCAGATCGATGAGCATTGCAGGGGGCGGATCAAGCACGGCCAGCCGACGACCGACGAGGTTCACGCCTTGGAGTACGTCAGGGCGATGATTCCGCACGACATCGTAAACCTGTTGCACTGATGGGCGATAATCCCGCTCAGGACAGCCCGACGCAAAACACGGCGATTGTCCCGAGCGGGTAATCGACAATATGATTCGGCACTACACGCCGCAGAGAGAGACGCGATGGACGATGCGCATAGGATCGCCAGCCTTCAGGCCGCGCTGGAGGAGCAGGCAGGCAGGGCAGCGTGGCACTACGAATTGTTGACACAGTGCGAGAATCGCGTGATCCAGCGAGACGCTGAGATCGCCCGCCTGCGGCTCACAGAGGCGGAGCGGGAGGCGATTGCGAGTGCTATTGAGTGGTGCGAGGACATCACCTACGGCGGGCCAAATGATGAAGAGGCAGCGGCTACGCTGCGGGCGTTGCTAAAACGAACGACGCTCTAGAAATCAGAGAGAGACGCGATGGACAGCAACTGCGAGCCTTTTCCCGGCAAGACGATCCGCGATTGGGTGCTTGGGATAGGCGAGTTTTCCGAAGAGAACCTGCGCAAGTCGCGGCAAGAAGCGGCTGATCGGATGGCCGAAAAAGTCATTGCGGCCATGCAGAAGCGTGTGGCGGAGGCTTTTTTGCAAGTCACAAATCATGACGCCGAGCCAGCGGCGACAGCGGAGCCTTCCTGCAAGAGTGATGCACAGCATCCGTCTGCCGCCACGTTGCGGCAGCCTGCGGACGAAGGACAAGGCACTGGCAACACACCGAAGCCGGTTGCATGGGCGGTGTTTGTAGACCCGCTGGAGCCGACCTTGTGCAGCAATGAAGTGGACGCGAAGGCACTTGCCTGCCGACACGCCTGCGAACTGGAGCCGCTCTACGAAAGGCCGCATCCCGGCCTCACCGGAGCGGAGGTGGCAGCGATTGCCTATGCAGAACTGACGCTACGGTGCGAAACGCACCCTGTTTGCGAGCGACACACTGACACGCTGCGTGCATTGCTCAACCGGCTGGAATTGCGCTCTTGAGCGAAGAGAGAGACTGATGGACGCGAGTGCGTTTCTGTTTCGTCTGGCCGTTCTCCTACGGACAACGCCTGTTGCCCTGCGGCTGCGGATGACCGACGCCCAGGCTCGGCGGTGGGCGGCCTACCTGTCCTGAAGTGCGCTACAGCGGCGATGTCGTGCCGCGCCGTACTGCAAGGGGAAGCCCGCCCATGCCTAGCCTAGAAGCACAGGAGACTCCGCATGTCCACGAGCCGAATCAGCCGACTGAACCGCGATATTGACATCACCCTGCATACGGCCACTGCATTGGCCACCACGCTCGATATGCGTGACATTGCCGGGGCTGTGCTAACCATTGGCACGATCTCGACCAACGCCAGCACGCTCCAGATGTGGGCGGGCACTTCGCCTACCGGCACGTTCCGCCGGCTGTACAAGTCGGACGGCTCGGCCGCTGATCTGACCATGGCCCCCTCAAGCACGGACGGCCGGGCCTACGCGTTGCCTGATGAAGTGTTCGGCACCGAATATCTGAAGATCGTGTCGAGCACGACGAACAGCACGGGCACCACAGGCGTGGTGATGTTCAAGAGCTGAGGCGTATGCCCACTCGGATACCAAGCCACAGGCCGCTGCGGTTGCGCACTGCCGCCGGGCCAAAGCAAGACGACTCGGCCAGGCCCAGCGCTGCGGCCCGAGGCTACTGCAGCAAAGCCCACAAGCTGTGGCGTCAAGCGGTGCTGACCAAGTGCGACTGGCAATGCGTGGATTGCGGGCGAGTTGCTACAAATCTTCACGCTGACCACGTCGTGCCGATCACTCAAGGCGGCGATAGGTATGACGTTGCCAATGGTGCGGCACGTTGCCACGCATGTCACAACCGCAAGACGGCACGCGAGCGCGTGCGAAACGGAAAGTGATCGCCACACCCACCGAGGGTGGGTGCCGCCTCTAGGCCTGCCATTGAGCAATACCCGCCGTCCAACAGCTATACGCGCGGCCGCGAAATCCCGCAGCGTTTTTGAGGTTCTGCAATGACCAGTGGCCGAAAACCAAAGACCGCAGCACAAAAGCTGATGGACGGCAACCCCGGAAAGCGGAAGATCCGCCCCGACCTGCCCGCTCCGCCCGGCGCGCCGCCGATGCCGAAGCGTCTGATGGTCGAGCCGCTGGCGGTTGAGAAGTGGACCGAGCTCGTGCCGATCCTGATGCAACTGGGCACGCTGACCACGGCCGATGGCGAGGCCCTTGCCACTTTGTGCGAGGTGTACGCTGCCACGCAGGCGTGCCTGTTGGAGTTGCGGGCGACCGGCCCGGTGATGAGGACCGACCTGGGCGGTGTGAAACCCAACCCGGCAGGCCCGCTATATCGTGGATTAGTGAGCCTTCAGGCTTCGCTAATGGGCGAGTTTGGATTGACGCCGACATCAAGGGCACGCCTAGGTGGCAAAGAAGAAAAGCCCAGCGACGAAGTCGAAGACTTCTTCCGCGTCCACGGCGCGTGAGCTGACGCCCGAGGGCCAGGCGAAGTACGAGCGCGTCGTGGCCTTCTTCGAGAAGGTGCTGCGGCACAGCAAAGGCCAGAACGCCGGCAAGCCGTTCACGCTGTTGCCGTGGCAGCATCATGTGCTGCGTGAGCTCTTCGGCCGGCTGAACCCTGACGGCACGCGGCAGCATCGTGTTGGGTACATTGAGCTGCCGAAGAAGCAAGGCAAGAGCACCACACTTGCCGGCATCGCCCTCTATCTGACGGCCTTCGACTCTGAGCCTGGTGCTGAGTGCTATTCGGCGGCTGCGGATCGTGAGCAGGCAGGCATCATCTACCGCGAGGCCGCGTCAATGGTGCGGGCTTCGCCTGCGTTGTCTCGCCACCTCGAGGTGATCGACAGCCGCAAGACCATCGTGCATAAGGCGAGCAATTCGTTTTACCGGGTTCTCTCGGCTGATGCGTTCCGGGCCGAGGGCCTCAACATCCACGCCCTGCTCTTTGATGAACTCCATGCACAAAGAGACCGCCGCCTCTGGGCTTTCGCCCCTGGCCGAGAGGCTGGGGGCGAAGGCCCGGCACAACAAGAGATGCACTCAGGTACGGCGGGGCGGCTCGGAGATCACCAATGCTGTTATCGATCACCACGGCGGGCTTCGACCGCAAGAGCATCTGTTGGGAGCAGCACCAGTACGCAGAGCGTTGCATAGCCGATCCGGCAGTGGACCCGGCCTTCTTCGGCTGCATCTATGCCGCCTCGCCGGAAGACGATTGGAAAGACCCAAAGACGTGGCACAAGGCGAACCCGTCGCTAGGCCAGACGATCACCGAGGAGTCTTTCGCTGCCGACGCCCGCGAAGCGGATCAGTCGCCCAGCAAGCTGAACGCCTTTTTGCGATACAGGCTCAATGTCTGGACCACTCAGGACACGCGGTGGATTGCCCCAGACGCATGGGCCAAGTGCGGCAACCCGATCGACTCTGACCTAGAGAAGCGGGAGTGGTTTGCGGGACTCGATTTGGCCAGCACCACGGACCTGTCGGCGCTGGTGCTCGTGAGCCAGTCCAGCGACGGCACCTTCGACGTGCTGCCGTTCTTCTGGGTGCCAGAGGTACACGCAGCCGAGCGGACGCTGCGGGACAAAGTGGACTACGTCGGCTGGATTCGTGACGGCTTTATCCGTGCCACGGATGGAAACGTCACTGACTACGACGTAATCAGGCGAGACATCAACGAACTGGCCAAGCAATACAACATCCGGCAGATCGGAATCGACCGCTGGAACGCCACGCAACTGGCCACGCAACTGCAAGGCGATGGGCTAAATGTGGCAGGGTACGGGCAAGGGTTTGCCAGCATGACGAGCCCTTGCCGCCAGCTCGAGACGCTCGTGCTGTCGGAGCGGATACGGCACGCAAATCACCCGGTGCTGAGTTGGATGGCCGCCAACGTGGCGGTGCAGACCGACCACCAGGGCAACATGAAATGCAGCAAGGCTAAGAGCACCGAGCGGATCGACGGCATAGTGGCTCTCGTCATGGGCCTGGGCCTGCACGCCACAGCAACGGCACCGCCGCCAGAACAATCCTGGGACATCATGACGCTATGAGTGAAAACGCCGCCGCCGACTTCAAAATGCTCGATTTGCGTGGCATCGACTGGACCGAGTCCAGCGGCACCCGCACGCCAGCCGGCATTCGCGTCACCGCCGACAACTCGATGGCATGCTCTGCGTACACGGCCTGCATCCGCGTCATATCGGATGCAGTCTCAGCCCTGCCGCTGCACGTCTACGAGCGGATGGCCAACGGCGGCAAGGCGAAGGCTACCGCTCATCCCGTCTATCGGCTCCTGCACCAGCAACCCAACCCGTGGCAGACGGCTCAGGAGTTTAGGGATTGGATGACGGGCATGTATCTGCACTACGGTGCGTCGTACGCCGAGATCCGCCCAGGTGCCCGAGGTGCCGTCTCCGAGCTCTGGCCGCTGCACTCCAGCCGCATGGAGGCCGAGCGGCTCGAGGACGGCACGCTGCGATACAAGTACCGCGAGCCCAGCGGCAAGCAGACGATCTACAGCCAGGATCAAATCTTCGCCCTGCGGTTCACGACCGAGGACGGCATCAAGCCGATCCCAACCTACAAGCTGTTCCAGAACGTGATCGGCCTTTCGCAGGCTCTTGAGACGCACGCGGCCACGTACTTCGGTTCCGGCGCTCGGCCGGGCGTGATCCTTGAGAGCGACAACCCGATTCCGGCAGAGGCCGCCGAGCGTCTCCGTGAGCAATGGGAACGGATGCACCGTGGGCCGGATCGTGCCCATCGGACTGCCGTGCTTCCAAACGGAGTGAAGGCCCACGAGCTCAGCGGCAGCAACGAGAGTGCCCAGATGCTTGAGAGCCGGCAGTTCGCCGTGATCGAGTGCTGCCGAATCTTCAGAGTGCCGCCCCATCTGATTCAGGATCTGTCGCGGTCGAGTTTTTCAAATATCGAAACGCAGTCGGTTGAATTTCTCCAGCACTGCCTGCTGCCGCACCTGAAGCGGTGGGAGGCGGCAATCGCCCGCGACCTGATCGTTGACGACGAGAAGTATTTTGCCGAGCACGCGGTGAGTGGGATTCTTCGGGCTGATCACGCCGCACGCTCGGCCTACTACGTCTCGGCTTTGCAAAACGGCTGGATGACTGTGAACGAAATCCGCGAGCTTGAGAACCTGAACCCGATCGGGCCAGAGGGTGACAAGCATTTCGTGCAGCTGAACATGACAACGCTCGACAAGATGGGCCAAGAGCCGCCCGCACCGGAGCCGATGCCCGCGCCCGTCGCGGAAGTAGAGGATTTGCCCGAAGACGACACAGAAGACCAGGCCGAGCAGGAGGGCCAGACCAATGGAAATTGAACGCCGCTGCCTGACCGTAGACGAGGCACCAGAGTGCGAGCTGCAGATTGAGACGCGCTCCAGCGGACGCGAGGCGATCCGTGGGCTGGCGGTGCCATACAACCGGCTTTCACTTGACCTCGGTGGCTTTCGGGAGCGAATCCTGCCAGGTGCCTTCGACAAGGTGCTGAACCGCCAGCGTGGCAAGGGCGAGATCCTGAGCTACTACAACCACAACAGCGACATGCTGCTTGGCCGTGAGTCGGCTGGCACGCTCGAGATCATCGCTGACGATCGTGGCATTTCGTATGTCGTGGAGCCGCCGGATACCTCGGCGGGCCGTGACGTGCTGGCCCTGGTGCGTGCTCGCCTGCTCACTGGCAGTTCCTTTGCGTTCACCGTGAGCCAGCGCGGAGAACGCTACACGACCGACGAATCAGGCAAGGCCATCCGCGAGATCGTGGAGGCTTCGGGCCTGTACGAAGTTGGTCCGGTAAACGTGCCGGCCTACGGCAGTGCTACGACTGCGGTGGTGTCCCGGCGGTCCTATGAGGCGTGGCTGGCAGAGCAGGCTGCCGCCGTCGAGGCCAATGCGGATGCCGAGCCCGAAGTGAAGATCGCCATGCGTTCCCTGGTCCGTGACGCAGCTGCTGCGTGGGCTCTGAGGTTGCGACGTGTCTGAAGCACGCTGCACTTGCGGCGAGAAACTCCGGTGCCGCTCCAGCCGTCCATGTGGTGACGAGCGGCAGCGGTATTTACGTTGCCCGAGGTGCGGGGCTCGCGCGGTGGCGTTTGTGAAAACAACACTTTCCGAAGTGCGGTTCTGCAAGGTTCCCCGCACGTAGTGGCACTATTGACTCCATCGGCAATACCGCCGGCGGAGATCACATACGTGGACAACCTCAAGAAGCTTCAGGACGAGGCGGCTGCCCTCGCCAACCGGATCGACGCCGTGCGTGCCGTCGAGGCCG